GTTAATACATAATGAATATCACACCTGAACAAAAGAAAGATCTGCAAAACGCTATTCAAGAGATTAGCAATTCAATGATTCGCACTGAAGCTGAACGAGATCTAATTAAAGAGATCGTTAAAGAACAGTCTGATACATTGCAAATTCCTAAGAAAGTTATTTCTAAGATTGCAAAGACGTATCACAAACAGAATCTGGCTCAAGAGGTTGCAGACCACGAGGACTTTGTGGAGCTATACGAGAAAATCACTGCAAAATAAGTGTTGTCTTTAATTCGAATTTGCGGTATAATAGATATTATATTATGGAGGTCACAAACCTATGAACGCTACTGCTGCAAAAAAACGAGCTAAAGCACACGCTGAGTTGAATCGTGTAAAAGACGAGCCAACAATCAGACCAGAGAATTACAATGTCGATATCGGCACTGCTTTGGTCTGGTACACTGAACACACAGACGATAAAAAACGTCGCAAATTTGCCATCGAGCATTTTGCTAAGCTAGGTCGAAAACAAGAAGTTCTCGCACTGAACACAGCAAGTGACTACGATGTTCGTCAAATTGGTATTATGTGTCGTCTGCTTGCCAATGGTAACACACTAACAGAACAGCACATGGCTCTGCTTGAGTCACGTGTCGCTATCCTAGTTGCCAAACACAAGACTGTCAAAGAAGTCAAACAGAAAGTTGTTGATGCACCTACCAATGTTGTCAGCATCCAAGAACGTATGGAAGAAAAAGCCCACGACTTGGCTGGTGAGATTGAAGCTGCAATTGACGACTTTGTTATCAATAAATCCTCTACATTCTCCACTAAGAATTATCTACTTTCCAATGAAGTTTCAGCACCTATTGCTAAACGTATTGGCGAGTTGTTTCATAGTCTTCGTGCAGAGTTGACTGAGGTTATTGCTGGCGATGATGACCAGTTGGTTGAGGGTTATTCGAATTTCACTAAACGTGAGATGAAAAAGTTCTTGGAGTTTGTGAACAATATCATCACTGATTGCGAACAGCAAGTGCAGACTGCTAAAGCAAGTCGTGCGCCACGTAAACGTAAACCACAGTCACCCACTAAGTTGGTGTCTAAGATGAAGTTCTTGCGAGAGTTTGCAGATCTTGGATTGAAGTCTATTAAACCTGAGACAATCATCGGTTCGACAGAAGTATGGTATTACAATACCAAATATCGTCGTGTCGGTGTATACAAAGGTGAAGGTGGCAATCCACTCTCTGTCAAAGGCACTACAATCATCGGTTTTGATGTTAAAGAATCTCAACAGATGACACTGCGTAAGCCAGAGGAATTCTTTAAAGGACTATCACTGGGTAAACGTGCATTGAATGGTGCACTGAAGAAACTGACTACGAAACCATCCGCACCGAATGGACGTATTAATGAAGAATGTATTTTGCTTGGAGCATTTTGATGATATTAGTAGATTATAGCCAAGTTGCTCTTGCAGCAATCTTAACCTTTCAGCGAGAGTTGAAGGGTACTGAATCAGAAGTTAAGAATCTGATTCGTCACGTTACACTTTCCACAATCAAGTCATACAAGAAAAAGTATGGCAAAGAGTATGGCGAGTTGGTCATCTGTTGTGATGGTCGTAAGTATTGGCGAAAAGAATTCTTCGAGCAGTATAAAGGTAGTCGCAAAAAGAATCGTGATGCATCTGATTTGGATTGGAAACTAATCTTTGATACTCTATCGGAGATGCGTGAAGACATTGCCAAACATTTTCCATGGAGAGTCATCCACGTGGATCGTGCAGAAGCAGATGATGTCATTGCTGTCATGTCAAAGTGGTTGCAAGAGAATCAGCTAGTCCAAGAGGGATTGGTAGAGGAAACACAGAAGGTATTGATTCTGTCCTCTGACAAAGACTTCAAACAGTTGCAGTTGTATCCTACTGTGAAGCAGTGGTCTCCGATGCAGAAGAAATATATTACTGCAACCAAGCAAGAGATTCGTGACTTTATGATTGAGCATATTGTTAAGGGTGATACTGGTGATGGTGTTCCAAACATCCTAAGCAAAGACGATGTGTTCATGATTGGAGAGCGACAAAAACCTATGTCAGCTAAACGTCTTGCTGAGTTTATTGACAAAGGATTCGATGCATGTAAGAATGATGATGAACGTCGCAACTGGCATCGCAATGCCACGTTGGTTGATTTTCAATTCATTCCAGAGGATGTTCAGAAGTCTATCGTTGACGCATACCTAAGTAATAATCCGAAGGGTGATAAGATGACTGTCATGAACTATCTCATGGAGCATCGTTGCCGATTACTATTAGAAGAATTGGAAGATTTTTAATGAAAAAATATCTAACACAAATGCTTGCTGAGATTAATGAGAATCCAAAAGCGATCGAGAACTACAAACAAGAGTTTTTACTCAAAGTTATTTTTGCACATTCATTCCTGCCAGACTACAAGTTTATTCTGCCAGAGGGTGAGCCACCATTCAAACCTGCTGCTGAACCAATTGGTATGACACCAACAAATCTGTTTAGCGAAGCACGAAGAATGTATGTGTTTACTCGTAAAGACTTGACTCCTATCAAGAGAGAATCATTATTCATTTCTCTATTGGAAGGTGTTCATCCTGACGAAGCAAAGATTCTCATTGCAGTGAAAGACCAGAAACTCACTAAGATGTATCCAAAGATTACACATAAGTTAGTATCAGATGCAGGTATCATTCCTGCTCCAGTGAAGAAGGAAAAGATTGCAAAAGAGTAGTTGACATGCAATCTGTGATGTAGTATAATTATATTATGAAACCTAGTTATGAATTCTTTGCAACTCTTGGGCAGTATGTTTATCAATACATCGATAAGGATACGCTGAAGCCATATTACACTGGTAAGGGTAATGGCGATCGTTGTTATGCACACGTAGCAGATAAAGGATTCGATCCTGAAGACTGCTACATCGTTGCTCGCAATCTAGAGAAGTTCGAAGATAAGAAAGACTGGCAATCATTTTTACTTGAGTCTTATTTGATATCAACCCATGACCCAGAAAACAATTCTGTGTCTGGTCATTATAAGGATTGTTTTATTATGGCATCATTGTCTTCATTGTTCAGTGATTATGTGAGTGATCAATACGATAACTTTGCAGCATTCCCAGACTGGTACATCAATAACTACGATGTATTCCGTGGTAAGCTACGAGAAGTTAAAATCAATAACACAACTACATTTGTTTTGAGTAATGCTCGGAACAGTATGTATATGATGTTCTATTGGAACACTGGCGACAGTGATTCTATCAAAGTAACTTTCGAAATCAATAAACCAGATGGCGAAGAATTAGAATCGTACAAAGCGAAACTGATTCAGTGGCTACATGGTGAAGGATATAAGAAAGTTTCACCAGACGGTAAAGTCCAGAAATTGGCTATCACTGTCGATACAATTGAAGAAGTAGTGCAGTTATTTAAAAATTTCATGGCTTGAATCGGAGAATATATTATGCCAAACTGGTGTTACAACACAGCAACTGTTTATCACGAAGATAAAACTAAAATTGATGGACTCGAGCAAGAACTCTCGAAAGAGGATGCACAACCATTCAATTATCTAAGACCAAATCCTTCTGGTGAGTGGGATTATGCGTGGTCATGCGAGAATTGGGGTACAAAGTGGGATGTTTCCATGATGGATTGGGAACGAGAGGATGACAATACAATTGTCATGCACTTTGACTCTGCGTGGTCGCCACCAGTAACTCTGTATGAATTCTTAGAGTCAGAGGGTTGGAGTGTTCGTGCATACTATCATGAACCTGGAATGGGTTTTGCTGGTCGCTTCGAAGATGGCTGTGATGATTATTACGAGTTTGATTATACGAATCGTGAAGAGATAGAAAATCTACCAGAGGACATCGCTGACTTTGCCAATGTATGGGATGACTTGGAACGATACGAAGAAGAGCAGTATGAAGAATCAATTGCTGACTTAGAGCGTACTGATTGGTATGATGTATCAACAAATCCTGATAAGATCGGTACATACGAAGTCAAACGCAAAGACTGGGATTACGTATTCAAGTCTGAGTGGGATGGCAAAGAGTGGCAACAAGAAGATGTTGCTTTCTGGAGAGGTCTTGTAGAAAACCCAGATGAAGAATGGGATCCAGTTGCAGAATTAGATAAGATTATGAGTCCAGAATGAAACCATACGAAGAAGTAGTTGAAGGTTGGGTGCGTGAGTTCGTCTGTACGATGGACGAAGATATTCTTGAACCTGGAGATCAAAGTGGTATTGAACCACTCGGTGTAAAGATTATTTTTGATGGTTATGCTGACTTGGAAACTGACGATGAATACATCGAAGGTGGGAATCATTCAGTGATGTCATTCGCAGTATTTGTTCATAGAGATTCTCTCAATGGTGAAGAATTTCCTGAACATGACCAAACACCATGGGCATTGATTCATCGACCAAAAGATGAAGTTTGCATTTGGGTTTGGTATGATGCACGAGATGATTCAGTGGAAGTAATTCCATTTGAAGAAGGTGATACAGAATTAGATCATGAATTGATTTACGAGATTATTGATAAACTTGACAGAGGTGAGTATAGTATTGCTCATTAATATGAAACAAAAATGGATTGACGCATTTATGGACACGGCAGAGAGATTTGCTCAGTTGTCCAGTGCAAAACGATTACAGGTCGGTGCGGTTGTCGTAAAGGACAATCGTATCATCTCAATCGGATATAATGGTATGCCATCTGGATGGGACAATACTTGTGAAGAAGTTATTGAAGTCCATGAAGATGGTGGTGTTATCACTAAGACAAAAGACGAAGTGATACACGCAGAAGCAAATGCAATCTCTAAACTCGCAAAGAGTGGAGATAGTGGTGATGGTGCTGATTTGTTTTGCACGCATGCTCCATGTATTCACTGTGCCAAGATTATCTACGGTGCAGGGGTGAGAAAGGTTTACTATCGCAATTCTTACAGAGATGAAGTAGGATTACAATTTTTGCAAAAATGCAATATAAAGGTAGAGCAAGTATGAATGAACGATTAGATCTTACTGAAATGTTTACTTCGTTTTATGTTACAACACAACTATCATTAGATAATGAGAAGCTGAAGAAATTATGTATGGAACTTGTTCCAGATGTAAATAAAAACAGTGGTATGTTGGACATAAATCATGAAGGATTTGCAGAACTAAGATCTAAGGTTGTTGAGAAAACAAACATAATTCATAATAAACTTGGATTGTCTCCATCGTATAAGCAAGAAATATGGAGATACTGGGTAAATTTAGATAGAGCATGGGCAGCAATGGAACCACACTGTCATCCTGATGGGTTTTTCTCTGCTGTTTACTATCCATCAGCAGAAAATGATAGTAAATTAAAGTTTATGAATCCTGTCAGAGAAATTCCTATTGTTGTTAAGAGAGAATTTATTTCTCAGGGTAACAAGTATTGGTCTCATGGCTGGAGCGTAACACCAACTGCTGGAATGTTAGTTATCTTTCCGTCATGGATATACCACTACATTGAGAACGAGAATTATAAAAACACAGGGGATAGAATTTCTATTGCCTTTGATACAAGGTTTGTAAAAAAGAATGATTGAATTTTAATGAGGATTAATATTGAAAAAACCGATCAGTGACATTGAAAAATATCATCGTGAAAAGTAGGTGAAAACCCTGCTGGATTGACTAAGTAAATCGTAGGCTATATTTAATTAACAAAACTAATGGAGTAAAAATGAAGACAGTTGGTGATAAATTAGAACCATTCGTGGTAACAGGTGTTCGTCCAGGACAACCAGAAGATGCATTCTTTGAGATTAATGAGAAATCATTTGAAGGTAAGTGGAAGATTATCGTTTACTATCCAAAGGACTTTACATTCGTATGTCCTACAGAGATCGTTGCATATGATAAGTTGTTCCAAGACTTCGCAGATCGTGATGCAGTTCTATTGACTGGTAGCACAGACAACGAGTTCTGTAAGGTAGCATGGCAGAAAGCACATGCTGACTTGCAAAAGATTAAGCACATTCAGTTCGCTGATACAGTTCGTCGTGGATTTCAAACAGGAACACACGCTGATAAACTTGGTGAAGAATGCGACTATCGTTGGAATCAAGGATTGATTGATCAACTTGGTGTATTTTATGAACCAGCAGGTGCAGCGTTGCGTGCTACGTTTATTGTAGATCCAAACAATGAGATTCAACACATTACAGTAAACAACTTGAATGTTGGTCGTTCACCTGAAGAAACTCTACGTATCCTTGATGCGTTGCAGACTGGTGAGTTATGTGCATGTAATCGTACAGTTGGTGGGGAGACTCTATAATGCAATGGATTGATCAGGTTAAAGAATCGTTACCTGACTACGCTAAAGACACTAAACTGAATCTAGATGCTGTGATTAAACGCAGCACTTTAGATCCAGTGATAGCAGAAGCATGTGCTCTTGCAGCATTAATGTCTACTGGTAACGGTAAACTCTTAACATTTGTTTTGGCTAATACAGACTTAAACATTAAAACTGATACTGTTGATAATGTTAAAGAGCGTGATGCTGCAATGACTGCTGCGAGTATTATGGCACAGAACAATGTTTGGTATCCGTATGTAGAGATGGCAGATGACCCTGCTCTTGCTGGACTGCCTGCGCAATTACGTATGAATGCTATCGCTAGTCATGGTGGTACGACCAAAGATAGATTTGAAGCATATTCTCTTGCTGCAAGTATCGTTGGTAAGTGCCACTTTTGTGTCAAAGCACATTATGATGAATTGAAGAAACTAGGATACACTGTTGAGCAACTACGTGACATTGGTCGCATCGCTGCAGTTATGAATAGTGTTGCAAAAGTTCTCAATTCATAAAATATATTTCAAAATACTTGACAAAAATGGTGTTTTGAGCTAAAATCTCTCCTAAATACAATACAACCCCTTGGAAACAAGGGTGTTGACTTTTAATCAGAATTAAGGCATAATCAGTTCTACTATGAAATTAAGACAAATATCCAAACCGATGCAGCATCTACCACTATTAAGTGGCTGGACATGCTCACGCACATCATTTGGATATAATGCGATTGAAAGCGATTCTGGGGGTTTTGGAAAATAGATTAGACAACAAGTCTTTTTCCCAAAACCCTCTGAGATGAAAATCCAGAGGGTTTTTTGTTTTAAGGGGTTGACTATTATGTCAACATGAGATAAGATCTCTCCCTGCTCTTTAAAAATTAGGACTCTGTTCCCTGATGGTGTAGTGGTAACACAACGGATTTTGATTCCGTCGTTCTTGGTTCGATTCCAAGTCGGGGTGCCAAACAGAAACATACTTTGTAACCTGCAGAGTCGCACAGCCGAATGCATTGTCAGGGTATAAGCTGGTATCTGGGAGATGCGACCTTAGTATGTTTCTGTTTGGTAAATTTGGGAGTATAACTTAGTGGTAAAGTAACTGGCTTTTAACCAGTAAACCAGAGTTCAATTCTCTGTGCTCCTACCAGTTTTCTTTGGTGTGGCTATGTTGTAATGGTAGCAACACAGATTGTGATTCTGTTAGTCTGGGTTCGACTCCCAGTAGTCACCCCAAAGAAAATTATGCAACTTTAGCTGATGTGGTCATAGCGGTGGTCTGAAGAGCCATTGAAGTAGGTTCGATTCCTACAGGTTGCACCAATACCCAATTAGCTCAGTGGTAGAGCAATCGCTTGATAAGCGATAGGTGAGTGGATCGTTACCACTATTGGGTACCAAAGTTTTATCTCAGTGTCGGCAAGTGGTATGTCACTTGGTTTGGGACCAAGATTTCGAGTGTTCGATTCACTCCACTGAGACCAAGTTTTATGCAGGATTAATTCAGTGGTAGAATGTCTCGTTGCCAACGAGAATGTCATCGGTTCAAATCCGATATCCTGCTCCAGTATTTGCCTCGTTAGTTTAATGGTAGAACTCTGCTTTTACACAGCAGTCACGGCAGTTCGATTCTGTCACGAGGTACCAAAGATTTACCCGATTAGTGAAATGAATATCACGCCATGCTACGAACGTGGAAGTGGAGGTTTGATTCCTTCATTGGGTGCCAATTATGGAGAGTAATGCAGCGGTGATGGTACTGCGACCAGCCTTGAAAACTGGGTTCTGATGAAAGTCGGATGGGGTTCGACTCCTCTGCTCTCCGCCAAATTTTATGATAAAGGAGAAGTATATGCCAAGTGTATTCTTAGTAAGCGATACGCACTTTGGTCACGCTGGTGTATGCAGGTTCACTCGTGACGATGGTGTTACAAAGTTAAGACCATGGACTGATCCAGATGAAATGGATGAAGCAATGGTTAAAGCATGGAACGAAACAGTGAAGCCAACAGACAAAGTTTACCATCTTGGTGACGTTGTTATCAATCGTAAAGCATTGGGAATTATGCGTAGATTGAATGGTGATAAAGTTTTGATTCGTGGTAACCATGACATCTTTAGAGACGACGAATATCGTCAACACTTTAGAGAACTGCGTGCATATCATGTGATGAATGGAATGATTCTTTCTCACATACCTATTCACTCAGATAGTCTTGGAAGATTTGGAACTAACATTCATGGACACTTGCATAGCAATCGTGTTATGATTGACAATGGTTATGGTGGTAAAGTTATTGATCCACGCTACCACTGCGTCTGTGTCGAACAAACAGACTTCAGACCCATCTTGTTTGAAGACGTGATTCAAAAGATCAAAGACGAAGGTGGTAGCATTGGATTTAAAAATGGTAATGGGTGAGTGGGCAGGATGGTAATGCAGCTGATTGCTAATCAGTAGAATTGAGAAATCAGTTCACAGGGTTCGACTCCCTGACTCACCGCCAATATTGGGCTGGTAGCTTAATGGTAAAGCAGTCGACTCATAATCGATTGAGTGAGAGTTCAATTCTCTCCCAGCCCACCATTGACATGTAAGATTGTTTAGTGTATAATAGAGTTATTGCGAGCGTGGTGGAATGGTATACACATCAGACTTAAAATCTGACGCTTAATTGATTGAGGGTTCAAGTCCCTCCGCTCGTACCATATCCCTATCGTATAATGGAGAATACAACTCTCTTCTAAAGAGTGAATGTGGGTTCGATTCCTGCTAGGGGTGCCAGAATTATGTAGGTGGAGCCAGTTGGATGGGCACTGGATTGCAAACCCATGGAAGCAAGTTCGATTCTTGTCACCTACTCCAGATAATGGTTGTCTTGCAATCATTGTTGATGTATAATAGTTGTTCTTCTGAAATCTTCTCTAAGTCTTTAGTCGAAACTGAAGCATGAAGTTGGGATAAGTTACCCATGCAAGTACGTATCGGTTTGGTAGTTGTCCGAGATCAACTACCACCATACTCGGTTCGTCTATCGGTTAGGACATCAGGTTTTCATCCTGAGAAGAGGGGTTCGACTCCCCTATCGAGTACCATTAGTTTAGTGTTATCAAGGTATCGTCATAGGACGCTATGACTATGCGGGTCCAACTGTGCGAGGAAAGGATCCTGATATAACTGCTAGTCGCTTGCCAGAGGAAGCACCTTTGTTGGCAAATAGGCATGATAGCACTAAACTAATAGTATGGAGAAGAAGCATCAATGGTGATGCAGTGGACTGTAAATCCGCCACCTTCGGGTACGACTGGTTCGATCCCAGTATTCTCCACCAAATTAGGCTCGTTCGTATAATGGTCATTACGTCGGATTGTCTATCCGATCACGGGAGTTCGATTCTCCCACGAGTCGCCAAGTTGTAGCGGATTAGAGAAACGGTATCTCGGAAGTTTCATATGCTTCAGTTGTTGGTTCGATTCCAGCATCCGCAACCAGAATTAGTCCCGCAATGGCTATGACTGATTATCCCTATTCAGTTATCCACACTTCTGCGAGGTAGGTGAGAGACCTACCATAAAAATAGAGTAATGAGTTGCGACATTACCTACGGATATCAAGCATGAGGATCGTCGTCCAACATTAGCAAGACACAGTAGCAATTGTTTAGGGACAGTTGCCATTGTTGAGAGTTTGTGCGAAAGAATAAGCAATCCAAACTGTTATGGAAGAACACCATCCTTATCAAGTCACCCCTCTTATCTGGGAAGTAGTGAAATGCTGAAGTCACAACGATGCGATTAGGAGATTGATGGCAAGGTTCATGAATTAAGTAGTGAATGTCCTTAAACGATTAACTTGCGATACGGTCTTAAACATGGAACAGTACTCTCAACAATGTATGCCCTATTAGTTAAATGGTAGAACACCTGTTTTGTAATCAGGGGATGGCAGTTCGATTCTGTCATGGGGCACCAATGGTAACGTAGCACAGCGGTAGTGCAACTCCTTCATACGGAGTAGGTCAGTGGCTCGAATCCACTCGTTACCACCAGATAAGTAGTAAGTATGGGCGAGTGGTGTAATGGTAGCCACGCTGGTCTTAGAAGCCAGTGTCGAAAGACGTGAGAGTTCGAGTCTCTCCTTGCCCACCAAGTTTTATTCCAGTGTAGCACAGCGGTAGTGCAGTTGACTGTTAATCAATTGGTCGTTGGTTCGATCCCAGCCACTGGAGCCAGTTTTGGGGGATTAGTGATAATGGGAGCACATGTGCTTTGCAAGCATGAAGTGGGAGTTCGATCCTCCCATCCTCCACCAAGTAATGCTCTGTTAGCTCAGTTGGTAGAGCAACTGATTAGTAATCAGTAGGTCTGCGGTTCGAATCCGTAACAGAGCACCATTTAAAGGTATGTATGTTTTTTGATAATTATCCAGAGTTCATAACAAATGACTCACGATCTAATCGTGGAGTGAGTCGTGTAACTTCTGAGTCTTTAACAAAAAGACATAAAGTGGCATTGCCAGATTATTTAATTAAAGATTGTAGCATACTAGATTTAGGTAGTTGTTATGGTGCAACAGGACAGTGGTGTTTAGCAAATGGTGCTAGTCATTACACTGGTGTTGAAGTGCAGCATGACATGGCTCAGAAAAGTAATGAAACGCTTTCCAAATATTGGAACAACTTTGAAATTATTGAAAAAGATATAGATACATTTTTAAATGAGAATGATAAGAATTATGATGTGACTGTTTTGTTTGGTGTATTGTATGCGTATCTTGATCAACAAGGTCTATTGAAACGTGTTTCTGACATAACAAATAAAATTATTGTGGTTGATACTCTCTATCCTAGAAAGATGGTAAAATCTTATGATGCCATCATAGAAGTTTTGAGGAAACAACATATCAATAGCAGTAAAGAAAATACTGCATATGTTGGTATCGGTGCTGCGATTAGTCCTGCTGCGTTAGATATTGTCATGGATTTATTGGGGTTTGTGAACAAAGAAGGATTACTCTATCCTGAGAGTCTTGTTGATTTAAATGTTCCTGATAGTTACAATACAATAGTTGCTCGTGGAGAAACTCCAGGTGATTCTAAAATTTATACTCAATTTCCATTTAGATATATTTCTAGATTCAGCAAAGCAAATAGTAAGTTTAAAGTAGTCAGTGATGTGGTGAAGAATAACGAGATGTTATCAACTACATCAACAACAATGCGCAAGACACCAAAGATTCTTTGGAATAAACATTGGGTGTTTGATTCAAGCGTTGCAGACAGATATGAACAAGAGGTAAATAATCACATTCCTGATTACGATCGTGTTATTGATATGTGCATCGATTGTATTGATGTTAATTTTAACAAAGAAGTTAAAGTAATAGATGTGGGTAGTGCAAAGGGTAATACCATGGATAAATTAATATCTCATGGTTTCACTAATGTTTATGGTGTTGAGACAAGTAAAGCAATGTACACCTCTAGTAAACATAAAGATAGAGTTATAATGTGTGATACATTCCCTGAAGGTAATTGGGGTGTTGTATTAGCAAATTGGACGTTACATTTTATTAATGAACGAGAGCAATACTTAAAAGACATCTATGATAATATGTCTGAAAATGGGATGCTTATTCTTTCAGATAAAATGGCATTTACTGAAGACATCGAAAGTTTATATCATAACTTTAAACGATCGAATGGCGTCACAGAGGATGAGATTACATCCAAGAAACAATCATTAATTGGAGTGTTAAATACTAAGAGTTTTACATGGTATTTAAATACTTTGGAAAAGATTGGCTTTAGAGATATACAAATCATTAATGCCAATATGATGTTCAATACTTTATATGCTAGAAAATAGGAGTTGATTTATGAGTGATGGTGGTAAAGGTTGCAAACCAAGACCATTTAGTGTTACGCAGGAAGAATATGATAACAGATGGAATATGATTTTCCAGCGTGACCAGAAAACAGAAGCACAAAAGTTTGATGAAAAGGTGGTCATGAAGAATGAATACTTTGAATTGGACGAAGACAAAGAATAATATCTCGCTGGTGTAATGGCAGCACGTGGGTCTCCAAAACCCTTGGTCGGAGTTCGAGTCTCTGGCGGGATGCCAAATATGCGGGTAAGCACGAGGTGTGTCGCCAGCCTTCCAAGCTGCGCAGAGTGGGATTCGATTTCCCCTATCCGCTCCAATTTTATAATAGAAAGAAGGTGTATCATGAAACCTATCAATATCGATGAAGTAAAAACATTCATCGAGGCACAGAGTCCTGAAACAAAGATTTACATCGGTGGAGACTCAGAGCGATTATTGATTGGTGATACGTGGTACGCAGATTATACTTTAGCTGTAGTTGTTCACATCAACGGTAACAATGGATGTAAAATCTTTGGAGAAGTTTCTCGTGAGAGAGACTATGATCAAAAGAAAAACAAACCAAGAATGCGTCTGATGAATGAAGTTTATAAGATTGCAGACTTGTACCTAAAGTTACATGACGTGCTGGAAGATAGAGAAGTGGAAGTCCACCTCGACATCAATCCAAACGAAATGTATGGTTCAAGCTGTGTCGTTCAGGAAGCAGTTGGTTATATTCGTGGAATGTGTAATGTAATTCCACTCGTGAAACCAAACGCATTTGCTGCAAGTTACTGTGCAGACAGGATGAAACATATTATGGCAGAGCGTAAAGCTGCATAACCAATGGGTAGATTTATTCTACCCATTTTTATTTGTCTTGCAATAAGTATAATTGTATAATAGACCAACATGGAGGAATTATGACAGAAGAAAATAAAGAAGCATCTGCATTCAAACAAGAGTGGGAAGCAAAGAAACTACTCAAGCGAACAAAGAAGAAAGCGAAGAAAGATCTGCTAAAGCGTGGTCATTCTCCGAAAGAAGCCAGTGGTATGATTAAACAGGCACTGAAGAATATTCAATCCAATAAGCCAATCAAACGTGCTGCTGGACGAGGTGGATAATGTCCTGCAGAGATTGTAATGGATTATGTCGTCAAGGTCGTGATTGTCCGCATCGACTGACATATACGGATTATCATCAAAGATACCTATCACTAATGCAGAGTATAAAGCAATGGATATCAAAGATTACCACAAAACGATAGAACAAAAACTCTCATTCGAAGAATGGAAAGCCACGATGGCACCATCCATGCCAGAGGATAAGATTAGTGCACTATCAAGATTGCATGAGATCGACTATAAAGAGCAATGGCAATTAACTCTTGAACGAGAGTACGCAGAGTACCTATCAAATCTCAATGGAAACTGGTTACTATGACAGATCCCTTTCATAAAGAAACATTGAATCGAATCGTCGTCTCCTTAGTGGGAGATAAATTATCTGGAGACTGGTGGAAGTCACCCAACAAAGCATTTGGGAATCGACCACCAGAAGAACTAATGAACGAACAAGAGTGGACTCGAGTTCGTAATTACCTAATGGATCACGCATACGGAGGGCAATATGGATAGAGTAAAAATGGAGCATCATATTGAGTCTCTTAAACGAAAGCATCGTAGGCTGGATGAAGAAATTACTGAGTTGGATTGTCACTACGACGAGTATCAGCACTGTGAAGAACTCAAGAAACAACGTCTGAAGTTAAAGGATGAAATTTCACGATGTGAAAAAGAACTGGAGAAACTATGAAGTGGATAATCGGAGTTGGACTTGTAATCGCATCACCAGTCATTCTGGCTGTGGCAATACTCTATGCAATCGTGGTGAAGTTACCACTGAACGCATATGAATTAGCCCATGAATACTACGAATATAAGACAGAGAAGAAGCACAACGGCATCGGCTGGTACAAATGAAACTCGCAACACTATCACAATACGCTAAACATAAGGATGGTACTTATGTTTCAATGAATCTGGATGATCAATCAAGACAACTCTTGGACAATTTCGTTGAGATGAATCTTGGTCTTACAGAGCGTGTCGATCCATCTACGTATCACATCACTGTTTGCTACTCTCGTACTCCTGTTCCAACTGCAGAGTTTATCGAGGGTCTTGAAACTGAAACCGATGCCAGCGTAATCGGCTATGAAGTATTCCCCACTAAGAATGATGGTAAGTGTTTGGTCATGCGACTAAAGTTTACCTTTGCAGAGTTTCTAAACAAACGACTAACCGATGAAGGTGCAACGTCTGATTATCCAGAGTACAAACCACATCTGACCATCGCCTATGATATGAATCAGGAGATCGATCCAGAGACGCTACCAATTCCTCAATTTCCACTGACATTTGGACCAGTCAAGGTAGCACCACTGGATCCACAATTCACACCAGAGAATAAGAAATGAGAAAGATAGTCAAGATTGTAACCTTCTATGATGATGGTACATTTACAGAGTCCACTCCTTACGTTGGTGCTCCGATGCCATTCACTCCAATGAACCCATCTCCCTATAATCCATCCACTTGTTCAAAGTGTGGTCTGCAACTAAACCAGATGATGGGTTATGTTTGTACGAACTATCCATGTCCATGTGGTCTTGGTGGTGCATGGTGTAATACAGGAAACGGATTATGATGATTGAACCAGATTTTACAACTCATGACTATATCATCGGTGGAAAGCTAGTCGTTGGTCGTGCCAGTATGGATGAAACCTTTGCTGAGATCCTCGGCAAGGACATCGATGCAAAGAAACGACTCAAGGAAAAGTTAGTCCACGATCTGGCAACCTATATGCTGGAGAATCAACTCGTGGAATTCACTCAACAAGACGATCCAATGACATTCTCTAAGACTATCATGGTGCGAGCATATCTCGCTCCAAACGACCAAGTAAAGATCCTACGTCTAGCCAATAAAATAGTATGAACGAACTAATCCTAGTGCTACTCTTTAGTAAGCACTTTCTCATTGACTTTCCGCTACAAACTCCCTATCAATATCTGAATAAGGGAAAGTATGGTCATTTCGGTGGACTACTGCACTCTGGTCTGCATGGACTCGGTACATTCCTTGTGCTTGTGATGTTTACTCCGATGGCATATCTCTTTGCAATTGCTGACTTTCTACTCCACTATCATATCGACTGGGGAAAAGTTACAATCAATGAACACTATGGCTGGAAACCCACGACTCACTCACAATTCTGGATATTACTCGGACTGGACCAATATCTCCATGCTATGACGTATATCGGAATGGTAATCTTACTATGAAACTCATTATCGCTGGTGGTCGCAACATAACCGATTACAGTCTAGTCTTATCTGCTCTACGGGAAAGCGAATTTATACCCACAGAAATCGTCTCAGGTATGGCTCCAGGAGTCGATACCCTAGCAGTTCAATACGCTAGAGAAAACAATCTACCACTACAACAATTCTGGGCAGAGTGGGAATTCTATGGAAGATCCGCTGGTCCAATAAGAAATCGACTAATGGCTGAGTATGCCGATGCCCTACTGGCAATCTGGGATGGTAAGTCAAGAGGTACAAAGAACATGATTGAAGAAGCAACCAAGAGAAACCTAAAGATTCATGTCTATCGTACCGATGAATATCACCTTGCAACTCTGGAAGATGCTCTGGAATTCGATAAGAAACGCAACTATCACTGGACCAATACCGACAATCCAATAGACTTTCCCAAGTGCACATGCCATACTTGTTATCCAATCTCTGCTCTTGATCCATCCTCTATGTTTATGAGGCTATGTCCAGAGTGCGGTAATAAGAGATGTCCGAAAGCAACTAATCATAACAATGCCTGTACAAACTCCAATGAATTAAATCAAGAAGGAAGTATATACTAATGCTCCAGTCTATTAAGTCTTATCTGTCTCTCCGATGGGTACAAAATTTATTCACCGATTCTGTCTCTGGTCAAACAGTGGCTCTTTACGAAGATTGCTATGGTAAACGCTACATGAAAGACTCGAGATGGTCATTGTTTAAAGTAGAGAAATGATACCGTATTACATCTTATCCGCCATACTGGAGATTGCAGGATGCTATTACTTCCTAAAGTCTAACTATCTCGTGGCAATTCCACTACTAATACTATTCGCTTGGAGTCTAACCTTACAACCCTATGAGCCAGCCCGTGCTTATGTGATCTACGGTGGAATCTATATCGTTTGTTCTGTTGTCTTTGCATTCATGACTGGTGTAGTGCTAGAGTGGAAAGATTGGTTAGGAATCGGATTACTGCTGAGTGGTGTCTACGTATTACTATGAACAAAATCTGTCCAAGATGCAATAAAGTCCATAACTGTCTTCCTGTAGATCCAGAGAAGATTGCCGATGACCATGCAAAGGAAATGGCTAGAGAGATAGACCAAGAAGTAATGAGGATGCTATTTAGTGCTCATGGTGGACGTATATAAGAGAGAATCGTGTTTAGTGTGT